GGTTTGAGGATCACATACGCAACGCGGGCTTCCAGTGCCGCACGGTGCCTAATCAAGGCAAGGGCGCTGCAATGAAACGCATTGAGGCGGCGCGGTCGATATTCAACCGCTTTTGGTTTGACGAAACCAAGTGCGCCAAGGGGCTGAAGGCGCTGGGCTGGTATCACGAAAAGAAGAACGAAGGCGGTTACGGCGTCGGGCCCAACCACGATTGGGCAAGCCATAGCGCGGACGCATTCGGGCTGGCGGCGATTGATTACAACGAGCCCCGCGCGGTTCGCAAACTAGACCTTTCCAATCTCAAGAGGGCGATTGCATGATTGACACGCCCGAACAGTTGGCCGCGATCCTCAAGCGTGAATACGACGCTGCCGATAGCTATTACGAGCAGCTGGAGGAATTGCAGCGCCTCGCGTTTGTCGCATACGAGGGCGGCCCGCTTGGCACCGAAGTCGATGGTCGCTCGCAAATCGTGCTGCCCGATGTTCAGACCGCCGTGGATTACATGGTGCAATCGGTTCTGCGCACATTCACTAGCGGCGACCGTGTGGTGGAGTTCGAGGCCGAGGACGAAGGCGACGAACAAGCCGCCGAGGATGCAACGGCTGCGGTCGATTACTACTTCATGCGCAAGCAGGATGGCTACCGCGTTCTGTATGACACGTTGAACGATGGATCATTGCGCAAGCTGGGTATCATGAAGGCGGTTGCCGAAGAGCGCGAGCGCGTGAGCCGTGAGACGTTTACCGGCCCGCTAGAAGCCCTTGGGATGCTTCCAGAGGGTATGGAGGTGGAGGATGTCACCCAGAACGAGGACGGCACAGTTACGGCCAAGCTGAGGCGCGTCTATATCGAGACCTGTTACACCGGGCAGGCTGTGCCTTTGCGTGAGTTTCGCTTTAGCCCGCGCGCCAAGCATGAGGACACGGCGGGTTACATCGCCCATGTTTGCCCGATCACACGCGGCGAGTTGGTCGAGATGGGCTTTGACCGTGCGCAGGTTTACAATCTGCCCCGTTATAACGACAGCGACCTGGAGTATTACGAAAGCGACAAGCTGGACTACTTCAACGATGAAGAGACCAGCCCCGCCGTTGAACTGGTCGAGCTGTGCGAGGAATACGCACGCATTGACGTTGACGGGGACGGGATTGCCGAGCGCGTCAAGGTGTTCCGCGTCGAGAATGAAATCCTGCGCTGGCAGGGCGAGCCGGTCATTGACGAGGAAACCGGCGAGCAGGCGGTTGACCAGCGCGGCGAGCCGGCGTTTGAAGAAGGCGAGATGGCGGTCGAGACGGTGGACGATCAGCCGTTTGCCGTGTTCTGCCCCTTCCCGCGTCCGCACGCGATGGTGGGCTATTCCTTGGCTGATAAGGTCATGGACATTCAATACCTGCGCACAATGATTGCGCGCCAGATGATTGACGGCATGGCGTTTAGCAACTTGCCGCGCCTTGTGGTGAGTGAGAACGGCAGCACCGACGAAACGCTTGATGACATTCTTAGCCCGATCCCCGGCGCGCCTATCCGCGTGCGGGATGCGTCGGCTGTGCAGGCATTGCAGAACAGCTTCAACGTAGGCCAATCGCTTAGCGTGCTGGAATGGGCAACCGGGGAAGGCGAAAAGCGCACTGGCATCACGGCCATGAACCAAGGCCTGGACGCGGACGCGATCAACAAGACCGCAATGGGCACCGCGATGATGCAGGCCGCTGGTCAGCAGATCGAGGAAGCCGTTGCGCGCCAGATGGCCGAGGCGTTCGGTCGTCTGTGCATGAAGATTTACCGCATGATGCGCGATGCGTCGGAACCCTTCACCATCCGCGTTGACGGGGAGGCGCGGCAGATTGACCCGTCGCAATGGCCGGACAAGATGCACATTCGCCCGCGTGTCGGCTTGGGGACGGGCAGCAAGGAAAAGCGCATTCAAGCACGGATGGCGCTGTATCAGCCGATGACGCTGGCGATCGAGCAAGGCTTGGCTGGCCCTGAACACGCCTTCAAGTGGATGGATGGCATAGCGCGGGACACTGGCATTGGTCAGGGTGACGACTTCATGTTCAACCCCGAGCAGATGGCGGAAAAGCAGGCGCAGGAAGGCCCGGAGCAAGACCCTGAGATGGTCAAGGTCGAGCAGGAAATGGCCCTGAAGCGCGAGCAAGCGCAGTTTGATGCCGAGATGAAGGTGTTCGAGATGGATCGCCGCATGGAATTGGAAGCGGCCAAGATCAGCGGGCAGTTGGACTTGGCTGCGTTCAAGGCCGAGACCGAAGCGCGGCTCGCTGTGATGAAGGCGAGCATTGAGGCGCGTCTGAAGGTTGATATGGCTGACAATCGCCCCGGGGGCAGGCTGGATGCGTAACGCAGGCCGCATCGGCAAGGTTCGCATGAAAGCGACTGGCTTTGAGTTCCGCGTTATCGACGGCCCGGTTGACCCTGACAATGACACGGGCGCGGTAATGATCCGGCACGCTCGCAAGGTTGCTGAATGGCCTGAGTTGACAGGCTCAATCGTGATTGGCGTGTTCAAGGACGGCACCACTAGCGTTGGTTTTTGTTGGAGCGATAATTGCGTTGTTCCCCGCGCGCTTGTTCCGTCATGGATTGCTGAGGTTGTGCGTCGTGAGATGGTGACGGCGATTGAGGCTGACGCCGTGTTCCACGAAAACTTTCAGTGGGTGGAGTAATGCGTAACCTCGCAATCCGCCTTGTCCTGTGGCTGTGCGACCGTTTCGACATTGTGCCGCTAGACGAAGCGCGCCGGTTTGCATCGCCTGATGCGGTGGCACGCGGCCAGCGTTGGGAAGCGTTCTATCACGAGGAAGGCGGGCTTGCCGACATGATCGCGGCGCTGCGGCGTGAGGCGTTTGAGGCGGCGGCTGAACTCGATCCGCGCGACACCGACAAGATTTATTATTGGGCAACCGCTGACCGCAACCTGCGCCGTTTGGAGCAGAAGGTGCGCGGCGTTGTGCAGAACGGCAAGATTGCAGCCAAGCAAGCCGGACACGTTGACGCGGGAATGCCGCGCAAGAGCGTTTAAGCCGCCCCCTAGTGGGCAAACCACCACGTCGTGAGACGTTAACCAAGGAAGTAACTCATGGCCCATTCGAGCTTTGGTTCGGAAGCCGCGAGCGTTCCTGTCAGCATGGCAGAGAAGGCGGCGGCGTTTGAACAGGAATTGTTCGCGGACGGAAACCCGTTCGAGGACGAAGAAGAACCTACCGGCGAAGAACCCGAAGACAGCGACGATTACGAAGCTGACGATGGGGACGAAGCCGAGGGCGAGGATGACGAAGGCGAGGAACCGGATGAACCGGCCATCCCTCCGCCTGTCAGCCTCAATGCGGAGGAAAAAGAGGTCTTTGCGCAGCTTCCCCCGGAAGCCCAGCAGGCATGGGCCGCAAGTGAAACCCGCCGCAACCAGCAGGTGCAGGAAGCCACCACCCGCGCATCCGAGGCCCAGCGAGTAGCAGAAGCGAAAGCAGCCCAAGCCAATGCGCAGGCCGAAGCCGTGTTTGCCGAACAACTGAAGGCAGTCGTGGGCGCATTTGCCCCCGCCGAGCCTGACCCCGCTAATTACGGGGACATTCGCGCATATCAGCACGCCAAGGCCAATTACGATTACGCCAAAGCCCAGCACGACCAATTCGCGCAGCAAGTAGCGACAATCGGACACGAGACGCCCGAAGCCAAGGCAGCACGCATCCAAGCGCGCGACCAGCAGCTTTTGACCATCCCTGAAATTGCCGATCCGGCAACCCGTGACGCCTATATCAAAACCGCCTTTTCGGTGGCTGCTGATCTGGGTTACGACCAATCGGACTTGGCCGAAAACATGGATGCGGGCGATCTTAAGGCTCTCGCTCAAGCCGCCAAATGGAAGGCCGACAGCGAAGAGTTGGCACGCATTCGTGCAAAGTCGAATGATCGTGTCCGTGACAAGAACACGGGCAAGTTTAAGTCGATCAAGCCGGGTTCTGCGCCCCACGGTGATACGAGGCGCGGCAGCACGGCCAAGTCGTTCGAGCGGTTGAAGTCAGTCAGGGGCGGCAAAGACCGCAACGCTGAGGCTGCCGCAATGGCCGATTACCTCGAACGCGCTGGTTATCTGTAAGTTTCACTCATCCCCGCTGTGAAGCGGTGACCCTCCCTTAGAAGGATTTTTCCTCATGGCCGTTCCCGCCAATACCATCCAGAACGTCGCACGTGTCGGCGTTCGGGAAGACCTCTCTGACAAGATTGCCGAACTGTTCCCGGACGAAACCCCGTTCATGAACGCCATCGGCACCTCGTCGGTCAACCACACCTACACCGAATGGCAGACCGACAGCCTTGTCGCTGCCAACGGTGCCAACGCCACCATCCAGGGTGACGATCTGGACAACGAAAACCGCCCGAACACCACCCGCGTCGGCACGCACACTCAGATTTTCAAGAAGGTCATCTCGGCCTCTTCGACTGTCGAGTGGACGAACAAGGCTGGTCGCCGTTCGGAACTGGCGCGTGAAACCATGAAGGCGGGGCGTGAAATT